GAAGTGGTTTACGTTAGGACGTTCAAATGAGTATATTAGAGGGTGTTAAGGCTGCTGCTAAGGTAGCTGATAAGCTAGGGGATGTTAAGCCTGAAATGGTGGGAGACATGTCTGGTCTCAAGAAGATGAAGATGGATGAGATGGCAAATGTTCCTGTCAAGGCTGATACTGTTGAGCCCAATCCTTTTGAGAATATGAAGCTTGACCATGATGCATCAGAGGTGGATGACTTCACACCAACATATACAGAGGCAGCTCCTGTGCACAGCGCAGAAGACCAACCATTTGTTGACTACCTCAAGGAAGATGTAGGCTTTAGTCATGTGAGCCAGGATGTTAAGGGTAATGACCTCAAGGTTTATACACAGGCTATTGATGACCTATATGAGTTACTTCCATTAAAGAAGGGGACACCTCGTAGCGTTCTATCATTGCGTAATCGTTTAGCCATCCACCCTATCAAGGATGCTAGTAGTGAGGCAAACCCATTGCCTTCATCTACACGAGGGGCATTCTCTAATACAGAGTTTGGAGACCAACCAAAACTGTTCTTACGTAAGAGTGGGGCAGAGGGAAGCACAGACTACTTTGAGAAGATACGTGTAGTGCAGCATGAGTGGTTTCACGCTCTCGATGACTATCTATTAACACATTTCTCTGACCATTACAAATGGCATCCTGACTCTGGTGATGCTAAGCTACAGTCTGATGTAGGGTCTATCACAGCACAAGGAAGGATGGCATCAGGTGACGATGCTAAGCTATCTGGCATGCGCCCTGAATTGTTTGATAAGTGGGATAGGTTGAGGACAGCTGTTGTAACACCTGCTGTACGTGGTGGGCTTCCTAATATGGCACAACGTGTGACAGCTGATGCTTCTAAGAAGGACTACCTAGCTAAGAACTGGGAGATGATGTCTCGTGCCTTTGAACAATACATGGAACTGAAAGAATCTGCTAAGTTTGGAGAACAGGCTAGGATTGCACGAGGTGTGAATTATCCTGGTGCTTCTGAAATGAAAATCCTTGAACCTTTGTTTGATGATTTCTTTGCCGAATTAAGTGTCAAGAAGATGAACACTAGGGGTGGTAGGCGTTCCGTACCTGCTTGGTACAGTGCTCCTGTTGTTGCTGCTGGAGCTGGTGCAATGACACCTGATGAGGCAAGAGCAGAGGGATGGGGTGAGTCTATTATTAAGGCCATCAAGCGTCACAATGAAGCTAATGCTGCCTCAATAGAGACAGCCCAGCCAGTAGAGAAACCACAGAAACAGAAAGCTCCTGTAGCTCCACCGCTTAATGAATGGAGTAAGGCTATGCAGGACAGGTTTGTGAATGAATCCACTGCTGATGAAACTCCTGCTATGTTTTGGAACAGAGTACATAATTAAGACAGCTCTCTGTCTAATGACTCATCATCAGCAAGCATGAGGAATGCAACAAAGCTTACACGGCTCATTACATCCACAGCTAAGCCAACATATAGGAGGGGATAAAGAACCGTCCCCTCCGACAATGCCGCTGTGAACAAGACATATATAAAGTATGCCACATATCGTTCCAGCTTAAAGGTAGGCATTAGCTACATTCCTTTTGTCCAGTTTCCATATTGATGTAACATGCTTGACCTTCTGCTTCCTCTTCTTCCTTTGGTGCTTCATTAAGAATACCATATCGCTTACCATCTGGGTTGAATGTCGTGCAACCACGACACCCTGCCTTCCATGCCTTGTAATAAATATCCTTAAATTCATCCCAAGGAATAGTGGGGTCAACATTGATTGTCTTACTTACAGCTGAATCAACATACTGAGAGCATAATGAGAGAACAGCTAGATGTTCCTGTGCTGTACAATCAGTTGCCTTCTTCCCTGCTACACCATAGAACTTGTACGCATAATCCTCTACCTTCTCAATACGAGCGCCATCAGGCGTTTGAATTGTACGTTCAAAACCATGACTAAATACAGGCTCAATACCACCACTGACATTATCAGCAGATAGAGAGATAGTGCCAGTAGGAGCAAAGGATAGCAGATGAGAATTACGAATACCATGCTTACGGATTTTCCTTCTAATCTTAGCTGGCAATGTCTTAATGAACGCTCCTTTAACATATTCTTTACCATCAAATAATGGGAATGCACCCTTTTCCTTAGCCAATTCAATACTTGCATTATACACCTCGTCTCGTAGTACAGTGAACACTGTCTCTGCCCAATGCAGAAACTCTTCACTGCCATATTCCCATCCCATAATCTCCCCTGCATTAGCAAGAGCTGTTACACCTAGTCCCATACGTCTCTTATCCTGAGACTCTTTAGCTTGTGCCTCTAATGGGAACACAGTGTTGTCATGGATGTTATCCATAGCTCTCACCACATGTGGGATGTCCTCACGTAGCTGAGCATAATTAAACACATACTCTAGGATGGTATCTTCATCATCATAGACAGGCTTAATGTATTTAACAAGGTTGAAGCTGCCTAATAAGCATGCTCCATACGGAGGAAGTGGCTGTTCACCACACGGGTTTGTTGCAGCTATCTCCTCACAGTAGTGGAGGTTGTTATTCTTATTGATTGTATCAATAAACAATACGCCTGGCTCTGCCCAATCCCATGTACTACGCATCACCTCTTCCCATAACAGCTTAGCCTTCACTGTCTTATAAACCCTGCCATTGAATGTCAGGTCGAAGTCTTCGTCCTTATCTAAGGCTTCCATAAACTCATCAGTGATACCAATGGATAGGTTGAAGCGTGTTAATGTTGTGCTGTCTTGTTTAGCACGAATGAAGTCTTCAATGTCAGGGTGGTTGACATTCATAACACCCATCTGAGCCCCTCTACGGTGCCCTGATGAGCTTACAGTGGAGCACAGGGCATCATACACCTCCATGAACGATAGAGGCCCTGACGAGCTGCTATCAAGGCTCACAATGTTATCACCTTTAGGTCGTAGTGTGGAGAAGTTGTACCCAATTCCACCACCTAACCTCATAGTTTGTCCTGCTTCCTTCACTTTGTCCATGATACTGTCAAAGCTGTCCTCAATAGTACCACTTACGAAGCAGTTGAATGCCGTCACCTGACGTGGTGCTCCGATAGCAGCTTGTGTACGTCCACCACCCATGAAGCGTTGGCTTAAGAGGATGTCCCGTAGGGAACGGAAGTGCTCGTCACTATCTTTCAGTGTATTAGCGAAGCGTGTCTGTGCTTCCTCAAAGGTTTCATTCTTTCCTCGATACTTTGTTGCATGTACCTCCTGCGAGAGAGGGGTTGTCGGTCCGTATGTCATTCTTGCTCCTTGCGTCTTACATTAAAATTTGATAGTGGGTTTGTCCAACAGAATTCACACTGCACTTGTATAGCATCTCCTGTCTCTGGGTCTGGTTCTGTATAATACCCTTGGTCTGGGCATCGTCTACAGCGTCCTGCACCCCTAAATAGGGCTTCATATCTCTCTCGGTATTGGTCAGTTGTTGCTTTTTGGTTTTCGTTTCCCATCTGCCACCTCCTTGTATGCTTTATATATTCGCTGCTGTCTTTCAGACAGAGGCTTCTCATCCTCCACCATTTGAAGCAGTCGTTTCATCATCTTCTCAATCATCAGTATGGTCTCCTTCTGCGTATGTTTCCAACTCATCACTGAATCTTCGGAGTAGCTCCTCCACTGTGATGCCTAGTAGGTCACACACTTCTTGTTCAGTGTTGAATGTCTCTAATTGATGGCGTATAAATTCTCTATCCTGTTCACCCATCACCGTATCCCTCCCCCTTATTGAAATCTGTATGACAAGCTGGTGGTGCTGCAAATGTCCTTACAGGAAGCCCTGAATCTATAGCAGCTGCTTCAACAGAAGGCAGCAACACCCTCTCGCATATCGTATTCTTCTTACATGTTGAGTAAAATGTACACCATGTCCTATCTTTGTAACATGTCATAACCATCTCCTTAGCAGGTAGTCCATACTCAAGAACATAGGGTCGAACAGCCCATCGTGGATGTCATTCAACATGACAGCCCCACGCCAATGGTGGTTGCCTTGTCTTCCCATATAGTCCTCATGGTGTTGGTAGAAAGCCCCTGCCACCAACCCAATATGAGCTGCCCCATCACATAGGTAGTGTGTTCCAAACTGTAGGGTTTGTTGATGACCCATACAGAAACTCTTACCCACTTTCTGTAGCTTATTATCTATTGTACCAGCAAGCACGCCCTTCTTTAATGAGAACATATTGACAAAGTAGTGGCTGAATAGTACACCTTCAATTTCAATTATGTCTAAGAATGGCACCACCTCCCAAGCATCTAGGTTGAGGAGGCTGTAATCTAAGAGCCCATCTAGTTTAGGGTCAGCATTCACAGCACGTTCAATACGCTGCTCGTGATTACCAATGCAGAAAACCATGCGTGGGTTATACTTACGTTGCTTACGTCTCTTAGCTTTCTTGTTAGCTTCTGCAATAGGAGTAAGCAATAAGTCCATTGCCTCATTACCTGCTCTAATGTCTTCCATCACACGCTTCCCCTCATAATATTTACTACCACGTCCTTCGTAGCAAGAGAGGGAAGGCATGTCCCAGAAGTCCCCTATGTTTACAATCACATCAGGTTGTTTCTCAGCTATGTAGTTGCCCAATGCTGTCAGATGGTCAACAGGAACACCTGGTCTCACCTGTGCATCAGGTATGAACATCACTTTCATGTGTCCAAATCCTTAATGATTGTATTGACAAGGACAGCCATACCCTCATCTCGTTTATGTACTACACTGCCTGTCTTAATAGCGGGCTCAATATCCTTAAGAGGGACAGGTATGCATGATGTGTAGTCATACATATAAGCCCCATCCCCTACGTATTCCACATTCTGTGCATAGATGTGATGCACTAATGTACCATTAACCTTCATCTCAACCGTCAGCATTAGATGCCCTCCCCTTGAATTTGTTTCACAATAAGCTGTGAATAACCAGCAATATCAACCCAGCTGTCATCATAGTTGGGGTCTCCATTAAGAATGCGCCCCATCTTATGGGCAATCATGTGCAATGCCTCAATCTGTGAAGAGGTGAATGTCCCCAGCTCCCTGCGTTGCACAGCCTCATCAATCACTTGCTTCAAATCTACTGCCACTTGAGCATGTCCCTCAAATGAGCCATATCTACTGCCTCGTTCCTTCAATGTTTCATCCAGTGGATGTCCACTAATTGCGTGTCTCGTCATACCTATACTCCATAAATTTATTGGTGGGAATTTAAAGTCAGCCCACTTTACCACGTTCTTCTCTCTCTCGTTTAGTCTCAGCCTTGTGACATTCCTTACAAAGGATTTGATAACCTTTAGGGTCTTCACAGAATAGACGTTCAACAAACCCAGGCAGGTCTTCAAAGCTCTTGAGGCTACCAGCCCCCACCTTGTGGTCTATCTGTACGCCTTGTCTTGGATACCAATGCTTACAATGAGCACACTGGAACTCCCACTTAAGTCGTTTGTTCTTGCTGCGTGAAGGTCTTCGAGCTGCTAATAAGCACACCTTCATTGGTAGATAGAACATCTGACTCCTTCGTAGGTGGGAGCGGATGTGCCCCATGAGCTTAGCCTTAGTCCATGAGTTCATGTTGTGAGGCTTCTCCACTCCCTTACGCTTTGTCATACAGCATACCTTTTCAACAATACCCATGCTGACAACACTGACAGGAATGTGTTGTCTCCCCATTCAGCATCTTCTTCTGACCATTCATGTAGCTGATACACAGTAGGATTATCACGGCTAAGGAACAGGTTGTATAGCTTAGCGTTAGGCATCTCCAAACCCATACGATAGGCACTAAGCTGCATCAAGTGTTCATCATAAGCGAGCTTCTTGGCAGCTTTCTTCTCATCCATATCCTTGGTCTTGAAGTCAATAATGATGTCACCCTTTGTGCTTTGCACAGAGAAATCGACAGCACCACCATACCCATACTTCTTACAGGTGAAGCTACGTTCAGAGCGTACATCTGTAATGTCAATACCCAACTCATCCATCACACCCTGTACAATCTTAACGTAAGGTTCATACCCTTCCTCAATACCACCACCCTCAAGCCAACGCTCAATGGCAGCATGAATCTCACTACCACGTTTAGCCTTGTCCTCTGTATCAGGTTCCTCCACCTTAAACTTATCCTTAAAGCTACGTTTAAGAAGAGGGTTTGGTATCCACTCAAGAATTTCCCACCGTGCTTTCTTAAGAGCATGCATCACCTTCCAATGTGTCAGAGCTGGCTTGTCTAATATACTAAGCACAGTTGTCACAGAGGGAGAGAGCTTCAACTGTCGTGCATCACGCAGTGTGGTGGGACGTTCCTTACCCTTATTCTTCCCTGTCTTTATCTCTTGTGTATATGCAGGGAGGCCATCACCATCATACCAATGACCCCCCTCACTTACATAATCACTCATACATCCTCCTAATGTGGCTTTGTCAGCCGTACATTATCTACTAAATTTTCTATCCACTCCTCGTCCTCTAGCAACCGCTGATGGATTGCTAGGAACAAGATGGTGGAGGTGTTGATTACAGCGTCCTCTTCATAGAACGGGATGTCTAGGCTAAGATGCCCAGTGTCCTCGTTGTATGTGAGAACACATTTACGTTCCTTAGAATGGGACATCTGTAATCCGTTTCTCATAAACATACTTAGCTAGTCCAAACAATGCCATTGTACATGGGTTGGATGCATCATCACTATCCCCAACACATGGTGTTGTTATTGCTTCAGCTACACCGTCTTGGTACTTGGCAGGAATTGGTGTAAGGGAGTTGATATTGTCATACTCTTTTGTACCATCACCTGACTTACGTTTACCAATCACCATATTACATGGGCTACCTAGCACACTATCCCAATCAGCTACACTACCAGCTTGTGCTTGTGGGTCGAATACACGATAGGCTTTCAGCTCATTACCAAGCTCTGTCAACTCCTGATAGATGTTAATGGGAGCTGTCCACAGAATACGTGGTTGTGACTCTCCATTTATCTGAACAGGATTACCCACAGCTTCAATGCCTAAGCAAATCTTCTGTACGTCAGGCTTATCTGCATCCTCTGGACCTGCTTTGTATGCTTCATGCATACCTAAGTCAGCGACATATACCAAGCGTCCTTCATGCTCACCATTCTCCAACTTCTCATAATCTTCTATTGATGCTGTCTTAGCAACACCTTTACGAATCAATGCCATACTTTCTCCTTAGTTCCTACATATAGTTTATCATACTTATAGGTAATTGTCAAGCTGCTAATGCACAGCACCCCAACTCATACCAAATTGAGTGTCTCCTGTGATGGGAACGCTTAACTTTAATGTAGTTCCAGCTCGTTTCCAACAATCACTAATCACACTTCTAATCATTTCATTGTCCTGCCCTTCTTCTATCTCAAGCAGGAACTCATCATGCATATGTAACACCTGCTTATACCTCACCCCTGCTTCCGTAAGGGCTTGGTTCATATAGATGGTGGCAAGCTTCACCGTAATAGAACCTGCACTCTGAAACAACATGTTCAAAGCTGAGTGTTCACTACGTATGTAGAGCTTCCTACCATCCAATCCTGTTAAGTAGCCTCTCTTAAGAGCTGATGTAACAGCTGCCTTAAGTCTCTTAAGAGCATCATTGCCATCCCAGAATGCATCGAAGTATGTCTGACCAAGCTTAGGAGCAACACCTAATGTGTTAGCAAGCTTAGCTGCTTGCCCTCCATAGCTTAAACAATACTTCCCATTCTTAGCAACAGACCTACTCACTTTCCAAATTAAGGCATTACGTGTATGCACATCATCACCATTCTCTTGTGTGCCATGAATCAGTGTCTTAGCATACACTCCCTTATCAAATGGTGTAGTGTAATGCCCCTCCATCCTAGCCTCTAGCCCATCAGCATCTGACCCTGCAAGAATACAACCATCAGCTGCACAAAACAATGCCCTCAATTCTGTGCCATATTCTTTGGTCGGGTCGTTAGCTTTGGGGATGTTGACAACACCACTATGTGTGTACCTGCCAGTGGGTGTACCCATAGGGATACCACCAGCCACAACCCTGCCATCAGGACGTACATTGTTGAGCAGTCCTTTGGTGCTATCATTTCTGTTCAGCAACATGGATGCTCTGTGTTGCAGCATACCACGTCTCTTCACCAGCTTACCAACATCACCTAGTGGCTCCAAGCTTGAGTCACTAAGCTTAGGGCTACTGATTTTAAGAGGGCGTATAGGTTTCCCACTTGCATCCTTCACATAATTAAACTCATCAGGAACCCAGCCTAATGAGAACAGGAATGCCTTAAGCTGTTTATCAGAACTAGGCTTAGGCTCACTAATCACCACCTTAGTGTACATACCACCCACTGTATCGACATCATCACCATACCAACGTTTAACAGCAACAGGTCTGCTACCATCCACGTTATATGGCTTGGTTGGGTTGGGGTTGGCTTTAATTATGCAAGGCATCTTGCTCTTAAGAGCATCAACAACACCATCCAACTCCTCGTACAGGTGGTCTGATAATGCTTTAGCTTGAGCCACATCGAAATGCACACCATTCTCTTCTTGTATTGCATGGTAGTAAGCAATATGCTGCTCTATCCACTGTGCAAACTTCCAATCATGTGTGCCCTCCTCACGCTTGAGCTGCTTATACACAGCCACAGTGATGGCAACATCTGTTACACACCTGTCAATCAGCCCCTTGTCCCACACATTCCAATCTAAATCGGGCAGCTTGGCAATACCAACACGCTCTCCCCAAGCCTCAAGCTTATGAAGACCCCTATCTGTACGTAAGAGACGAGACATAATGGCAGTGTCATACACCTTATCCAAATCAAACTCAAATCCATATAGCTTATGCAGCTGATGCAAGTCAAAGCCCACACCATTATGCATGATGAGGAGGGAAGCTTGCTTCAAGTGCTCTAGCCCCTCCTCAATGTGCCACATGTCAAATGTTCTGACAGTGCCAGTGTCAATGTCTTCTGTGGCTATACACCACACCTTGTCAGGAGTGAGTCCATTTGTTTCAATGTCTGCCGCTAGTCTCATGTCCCCTCCTACCAATAGTATATCCAAGGCTTAGTATCTAATGGATAGATTGCCTCATCAGCATCCACTCTATCACATATAAGCTGATGTTTCAAGCTACGCCATGCACTACGTCTCTTCTTATGCTTCATCATAGTACGCCACCATGATGGTTCCTTTCTCCACCATGCTGACTCAAATCTTACATGTTCCTTCTTACGGTAATCCCACTTATGCTCCTCCCCATAGGAGGCTTGTCTTGCTCTGTGTAACATACATCCTCCAAATTAAAATCCATTCCTTGGTTCAAGATATGAGCCAGTGTCTTTGTCATAATACACAGGGAACCTACATGTGTTCCCATTATTTCTATCCTCTAGTAATACAAAGTAGGAAGTGTTCTGTTCTACTTCATCCAACTCAGGGTCTTTGTTACGCTCAATACCTATCATATATGTGGTGGCACGCATCATACTCCGACTACCTGTAAATTGTAGGCTCTGCACCTTACCACCACGTTCATGTGGTTGTCCTGTTCTTGGTGCATTAAGGTGGGTGAAGACAAAGTAGGTGAAGCCTAAGTCCTTAGCCATTTGGTCTATCTCCCTACTAAATTTTTGCAGAAATGTGTTAGCTTCACTAGCTTCCATACCATCTGTCAAGCATACAATAGGGTCGAGAAAGATGAACTTACTACCCTCCACAATGACAGCATGTCTAATAGCTGCCTTGATGGACTCCCAGTCTAGGTCATTGTCTCTGTCATATAGGATGATGTTCTTATCAAGCTTCTCTAACATCTCCCTAGCCTCCACCTCATCCACCTCGATGTCAGGGCGATGGTAGATTTTACCAGCCAGTTTCCCTGCTAGTTTCCTAGCTGTCAGCTTAACCACCTCTTCACCTTTGATTAGGAAAGGGGTGTGTCCTGACTTGACAAGATGGATGGCAAGTTCATTAAGCCACTCACTCTTACCACACTTAACACCTGCTCCAATATAATACCCATCACCTGGTCGCATGCCATATGTCTTAGCTGTCAAGCTGTCCCAAGGGAATGGTACACCCCATTCCACACGTTCAAGTGCTTCCTCCATGACATCACGGATGTGGGTGATACCACCTGGGCTATGTGTCTTAGCATTAACAACAGCTGAAACAAACTCTGCCTCACCACCCTCAACCAAACAATCATTAGGGTCTTTATGTTCCATCTCCACCACATGGACAGGAATGTTAAGCAAGGAAGCTATGTTATTTGTGCCCTTAATACCAGCTGCATCCATGTCTAAGCACAAGATAATTTTCTTATGCTTCATAATCCATTCCATATTATTACTAATAGAAGCATAATCACTCTCACCATTAGGCAGGCTTACACAATGTGGTGTGTTGTGTGGCATAGCTGCATGAAGCATTTGATAGGCAGCTTTGGCATCTTCTTCACCACCTGTAATCAGTAGGGTTGGGTTGTTCTGTGTATGCATACCGTATAAAGGAACATCACCACCTGTACTACCAACAGAATAGAAGCCCTTGCTCTTAAGAGTACGAATCTTATACCCATTTCCCTTTGGATAGTACACCTTCACAGCTTCTCCTGTGCTTGTGTCAACACCCACCTTGTCCCCATAGAGAGAGCGCACAGAGTTTTTAATACCACGTATAGGCTCACCATTGTAAGGTGCATAGCGTTCCACTTCTGCCACAGTTTCATTCCCTGTTAGCACAGTGGGCTGACCATCAGGGTGGACAGCATACCTGCAACGATTGCAATACTTACCACCATCAGAGAACACCATTAAGTGATTGCCTGTCTTGTCATGCCCACGTTCCCTACACCTAGGGCATGCTTCATCCCCTACAATGTCTGACATAACTCATCCTCTGCATCATTAGCTTCAGCTTCTTCAACACCGCCATATACACCTGCTGCAATCAAGCACTTCGTACATATATCCTCTGGTGTATCATCAGGCTTAGTCCGTACCAACTCTGCCCCTGACATCACACTACTGCACGCTACACATCTACTCATCATCTACCTCCAACATTAAAATTTTAGTCCACTCTTTCACATCCATGCCCATACCTGCCTGTCCTGTATCAATAGCCATGCGTATGTCCTCTTGTATCTGATGTTGGTAAGGCTTCATCCGTCCCCAATTAGCCTCAAGTTCCACCACCATATCATGTACAATGTATGTTTTCCTGCCTAATGCATAACGAAATGCACAAAGCCTTAATGTTTTAATATCCATATATCCTCCTCACCTGTTCCCTTACGGGCAGATTGTCTCTATATCTACTGCTATAAAATGCTTTTATTCCCTTACAGGAATGTTTTCACTACCCACCACCAAGCATAGCCGCTAAGTATCAGCGAGTTTAGTATGGTGAGGGCGTTGTTGATTCCGTTCCAGTTAATCATTAGGAACGAACCAGTCAATCCACCCGTCACCACATTCATGCCAGTAATCTTTCTTGTGCCCATG